GATGTCTTCATTATTAAAAGTGAAGAAAAACATAAGAAAACACTTTTGTGTATTCCTATTATCAGAGATGATGTAAAGGATTATTTGGTCTTTTCAGATAGGGTTAGGAAAATTATTAAGAATATTCCAAATTTTCAAACAAAAGGTGTTTCTTCTTTATCAAGAAGATCTTGTTTTGAAAATTCTCTATCGAAAGGAGGATCACAAGGTATCATATCATTAAATTTAAACAGTACAAAACAGTGCGATTTAAGAAAATTTGCTATTATTAATAATAGTTTTTCTTCAATCAAACCTCATTCTTGTTTAAATGATTTTGATACAATACACCCTTCCGTAAAAGTTCATAGTCTTCTCGAACCGTTAAAGATAAGAACAATAACCGCAGAACCTGCTAACTTCTTTCCAATGAAAGAGGTACAGTTGTGGTTATGGCGTTCTTTAGAAAGATTTAATTGCTTTCCTTTAACACATGGAAAAGACGTACTTGAAACTCTTAATAGTTTCAAGAATGAACTTAATCTCCCCTTATTAATAAGTGGAGATTATACTGCTGCAACTGACAATTTGAATAGAGAAATTATAAAAGAATTTATAACTCTTCTTCTTCCTAAACTTCCTCCACATTATCATTCTTCTTTTTTGAAGAATAGTGGTCTTCACAATCTTCATTATAAAGATGGTGAAGTAATAAAGCAGGAAAATGGACAGTTAATGGGTTCTTTAACTTCATTCCCAATTCTTTGCTATTTAAATTATATAGCATATTGTCGTGCAAAGGACTTATGTCCGTCTGGTTTATCAGATGAAGTCACTATTAATGGTGATGACATCTTCTTCTTCTCTAATGAAGAAGGATACAAAGTGTGGGATGAGGTAGTCCGAACTTTCGGTTTTTCTCCATCCTATGGAAAAAATTATTCTAGTAAGAATTATTGTACTATTAATAGTCAATGGTTTTCTTATAAGAATAAATCTTTTGAAAGGATACCCTTTGTAAATTGGGAATTATTGAAGAACGGAGATATTAGATCCGAACATCAAAAAGTTTCCAATTATACACCTGAGATCTTGCCTGGATTAATATCCAAGTTCCTAGAACAAGGTAAAAATGGTAATAATAAAGAAAGACTTTTGTCTCTCTTTAAGTTTCGCCACTTCCAACTTATTAAGAAGTCAGGAAGAGATTTTCGGGTTCCTATACACTTTGGTGGATTATATCCATTTTTAGATAGACCAAAAGCAGTAATAAATCGTAGTATTAATACTACGAGAGGAAGAGCAAGCTATTATGCCAATAAAGCTGGTGTGTTCTCTATAAATAGAGGACCACAGTTCAGTCAGATTATTGGTAAACGACTCAATGAATATGATTCTTCCCCCGATGATCTTAATACAAGATTTGTTATACCTGGTAAACTTTCATTTATAGAAAGGTACAAAGTATTTAAACCTTGTTTCAAAGGGTTTAGAGAAATTTTAAAGTTTCTCCATAAGAATAAGGATATTAATATCCATAACCATATTCACGTATTGTGATAGGCGCCGGCCTTACTTCTAATGTAGGCCCGTGGTCAAATTTCTTGAAGCTAAAGAGCTCTAAGTTTTAGTTTTGAAAGGTTAATGAAAGGATTACCTTAATTGGTTGTCCCACAAATTCATTCCGCAACAGAAAACAAAATTATTCTTATCTCCATTAACTTGACGCTGGAATCGAC